TAGTTCATCAGTTCCACATACATTGCCCCGTCGCAAAAGTGAAAGGGGGGGTATTTACAACATCTGATATAAGGAGCTGACATTGATGGGGTTTTCCGCCTTTCCGTTGGCTAGTATTAAGGGGAGACAAGATTGCCAACGCTTAACCCTTTGTATTTTTTTGCTGCATCTTCTTTGATACGAGTTGTTCCCCTTCTTCATCTGCTTTAGCTAAAGGGTTTATTTCTTTTGCATCGATTACATTTGTCATAGAACCGCCGATCCTGGTTTTTGCTCCATTTATTACATCGTTTAAATTAATTGATGCGTTCACAACTTCTTGACGATCTTTCCATTTATTGGAATCTGTATTTTTTAAGTAAAATTGTATTGCTTGAAAATTGCCCTCATCAATTTGTTCCATTAATCTGAATGTAGCTTTTTCCAGTCCCCTTGCTCTCCCCCTCTCATAAGCATCCGATAATTCCGTTTTACGTTTACGATTTTTATTGAAAACATCCCATCCAAATCCCATCGTACGGCAAATTTCCATGACTCCCATATTTTGCGAGGCCAGCTCTTCAACTTTTGCAATATCAATATTAATAGGCTTTCTGCCTCGCTTTTTAGGTAGTTTTTGTTCTTTATTGTCCATTAATACCCCTTTTATAAGCCGATTTTATATGAAAAACCGCCCTTTTTATACAAAAAGACCACTTTTCTGCCCTTACTTGGTATCTTTCGTGATGTTTTATGATGTATAATTCTTATGTAGCCAATAAGGGTTACACATTAGGAGAGAGAGAAATGGATACATATAAGCAATTAAAAGAACTTTCAAAGACAAGAAAAAGAAAACTTGCAAACAATACCTATTTAGTAATTAGGGATGATGGCGGTTTAGCTGTAAGACTACACAATACAGAAGTAGTTATTCACTATAAAGATAAGATTATTCTTAATACTAATGGATGGTATACAAACACAACAAAAGCAAGAATAAACGAATTTTCGCCTTTTTCTGTTTACCAAAGAAATTATGAATGGTTCATTGATGATGGAATACCTTTTAAAGATAACATTATCTTAAAGGTTGCATAGCTAACCCCCCCCCACGATCTAACGCCCAGCTTTATGTTGGGCTTTCGTGGTATAGCAATCAATTAAGATTGCGTATTTTAGGAGAGAGAGGATGGAAAATATATATACCGAAGATTTTTCAGAGTTTGGTTTTAGAGAACTAAACGAGGCAGGAAAATTATTAACAGCCATTAAAAACGGCCTACCAGATGATTTTTATGATGACGGCATAAAAGTTGGATTTAATAGAAACTCTGGTTATGTATTCTTAACTAACTCAGATTATCAAGCAGCAATGCTAGATGATGACGGAAAGCTATATAGTTTTTATAACACCCCATACGAGGGCAGAGAAGGAAGTTATGAGGAACTTATAGAAGAATATGACGATATGCACCCAGAAGATCAAGAGTACATGAATGATCTTAAACAATTCTACAAGGTGAGCCAATGAAAGACTATGCACACAAATTACACAAACCAAGAGAGCCAAAACCTTGGCACGATGTAGCTAGAGAGATAACAGAAAATCTGATCTTTGTTGCTCTCATGGTTTTTATAACAATCATAATTGCAAAGGCGGTGATCTAATGAGTAGAGATTTAATTATTGATATGCAAATAAGCGTAAATGTATCGAGAGACTTTTATAAAAAGTTATCTAACATGACTAATGAAGAGTTAGCAGAATATATATCTAAATCATGCTTTAAGAACAACAATAGGTTCTTGATGAATTACCAAATAGTAAATGGTGATGCAAACAGATTTAAACAAGTTGATTTAAAAGACTGGTTTAATGATCTTAAAAATCAAGAGAATTATTATCTTAACGAGGAGGTGATCTAATGGCATTAATGAAACTACAAGTAACAGAAAAAGATAAAGAAGTTTTAATCAAGGCACTCGCTGACTTAGGCAAGCCATTGGTTAAGAAACCAAAGCCAACGACTGAGGAAAAGAAAACCTTAGTAGCAATAGAAAATTTAATAAAGCAAATAGCATTTCAATAGGAGGAACTAAAAATGGCATTATTTGAAATAGATAAAAGATCAGACGAGTGTGCGTATATAACCATGGGAAATTTAACTGTCTATCTTGACAACTCAACAGGCGAACAGATTATCCATATTTGGAAAACTGTACCCAATACAGGACAAATGACAGATATTTATGACTCATATTTTGATATTGAAAAACAAAAAAGGGTGAAAGCATGACACAGCATAGCGACAAAGTAGAAGAACAACGCCAACGCTTAGACAAAGAACAGCTTGACGGACAAATAACCATGATCGATATTCGCAAAGGTAGAATTCAAACACGCTTTGCAAGTGGTCGAGTTGTTACAGAGTACCCAAGAGATAAGCGAAGAAAAACCAAAATAGAGAATATAGGGGGTGAATTGTGAGTAAAATAATAATTACTGAAACAAGACTTGAAAAAGTTAATTATTCTTACGAGTGTGATGGAACTATTGAGCAAGCTAAAAAATGGTTTGTTGATAATGGTTGTTATGCAAATGCAGAAGGTGAAAGAGATATGCAAGGCGGTAGTGAATTGTTAAGTGTTGACTATATCAAAGCCAAAAATGATTGAGATACTAGGCTTTATCTTCGGTATAGGTTTCTTACTTTGGCTAACAGTCGTAATCGCTGTTTATATAGCTGTTCGACACTTTGAGAACTTATAACTAACTCTCCTCGGACAGCATAACGCTTAAACCAACAGGTAAAAAGTGCTTATGCTGTTTCCCCCTCTCTAACTTCGTTAGCATTACCCTCTCACCCTCTATCGCACACCAAATAATCTTTGCATCCATCAACTTTTGTATCGCTTTATTAATCGTGTTTCTATGGCTACCTAGCATCAAGGCAATATAACCACCGCTATCGTGCGATGAAAAAGACCGCATTGAATATCGCTCCAGCAAACACCACAAAACCATTTTCTCCCTAAGGCCAATATCCCGCCTATCGATCTGTTTTCTATACCACTTCCAGCTAACGTGTTTGAGCTTCCCGTAATTCTTCTCATATCTTTTGCTAACCGCAAAAGCAACCAAACCACTTTCCTTTTCTACTGCATCCGTTGTAATCCACCAGTAAGCATCCAACTAAGCAACCTCCTTGAGACTAACCGCCCTCTCTTTAAACCAATCATCTAATAACTGCATTGCACCAGGGCAAATACTGTAAACGCGTTTTCGCCTATCTCTTCCTACGTTCTTGCAAAGATACTTACGTTGAACAAAATCATCCAATACATAACCAATCGTTGATCGACTTCCTAAACTATAAGGCAATAGCTTAACCAACCTCTCAAAGTTTAGCCTGTCTCCCCCTAATTCTGCTATCGCGATTTCTAAGACTAAAATAATATTAAGTTGGCTTGTTAGCCACAAGGATATAAACCCCTTTTTTCTCTTTGCTCTTCCCATCACCTCTCGCATATTTATCATCCGATCTCTTAACTGTTTCATTGTTCCCCTCTTTTTTGCGATTGCCTTATACACAATTACACATTAAATTTATCCTTAAACTTTACCTATACTTTCCTCCAGAGATTTGACGCTTTAGCGTCAATCTCTCTAGTTTATAGATCATAGGATGTATGCACACCCATATGCTTTTTATTGCACACACATATGCCATTTAATGCACAGGCATATGCCGAATTACTTAGCATCTTTTTTGGTCTTTTCAGCGTCTTTTTGCTTCTTCTTTTTACCAAAAATACGTTCCCAATTATCCTTATACTCTTGGGAATAAGATCCAGGTCTTGGCATATCTCCCTTACCCATGATGTTCACCACTTCGCCTAATAGCTTCATCTAATAAATCGTCTTTAGGTGGATAAGCATTAACGACAGCTCCACATTCTGCACAACTAAAACTAAGCTTTAAATCAAAACAATTATTGTATCGACTAATATTCTTTTCTCTGTCCAACTTCATATTGGCATTACAATTAAAACATTTCATTTTTTACCTCCTTGTTAATTCTTTCTTTAGCTAAATCTATGTATTCTTGGTTCAACTCTAACAGGACTGCATTTCTATTATGTTGTGCTGCAACAATCCCTGTTGTCCCAGAACCACCGAATGGATCTAAAACTGTACCAGCTTTTGTTTCATTGGTTTGGCAATCACATTGTTTTTGCAAACCTAAATCTTCATAAATATTTTGCATTGAGCTTTGACCCTCATGCGGTGAACCTTCTGCTGTTGCTATAGTTTTTGACCAACGCCTTTGAAATTCACCAGTTTTTTGCATTTGTCTTTTGTAAGGTGTCCCACACTCGCAACACATTTTTTCAGGACAACCAGCTAATACACATGGTTCTATTAAGTCTTTTGGAAAGGTGGCAAAATGTGCGCCTTTAAATGGTTTGGTTGTGACTGTCCATACAGATCTTTTGTTCTTTTTGGCAAGAGCTCCTATCTTTGACAGACCACCTCTAGTATCCATACCAAACTCGCCTTTGCCTTTCTTAATACTTTTAGGTGAGTTAGGCCCTTGTGGATACTTAGCATCTTCTTTGATTGCCTCATGGTCGTAATAATATTTAACATTTTTACTTAATAAAAATATATATTCATGTGCCTTAGTGCATCTATCTCTTACACTCTCTGGCATTGGGTTAGGTTTGTGCCAAATAATATCCTGGCGTAAATACCAGCCGCCGTCTTGCTGTAAAGCTAATGCAACTCGCCAAGGTATGCCAATTAAATCTTTTGGCTTGATTCCTTTACTTGGCTTTGGTCTAGTAACTCCATACTCTTTATCACCACGCAACGATTGATTGGTTGTCGTTGTCCTTCCACCACTTGAATAACTATCACCAAGATTAAGCCAAACAGTTCCGTCATCTCGCAACACTCGTTTTACTTCTCTAAATACATTAACCAAGTTCTCTACAAACTCTTCTGGTGTATCTTCCATGCCTAGCTGCTTGGATTCATCGTTGTAATTACGCAATCCCCAATAAGGCGGAGATGTAATGCAGGTGTTAATAGATTGATCTTCTAGTTTCTTTAATGATTCAATGCAATCGCCTTGTAGTATTTCAATATTCAATTCCTTTCCCCTTACTTATAATTTCAAAATGGTTGATCTCATTGTTCTCAACCGCCTCTTTAAACTTCTCCTTCAACTCATCTTGGCTAAGATTAATTGCATCTTCGATAAATATTACTGCTTTGACTGTATCGCTCATGCTTCCATGTTCTTTAAGATGTGAGCAATAACTTCTATAGTCCAACCATTGCCAAGCATTTTATAACGCTGAGTGTTGCTCACATGGTTCGTGTAATTATCTGGAACAGTTTGCAATCTCTCGCACTCTAAGGGTGTGAGCTTTCTATACAAACATTTATCATAAACATTGGGGTGTATTTTGTTTGTCTCACAAACTGGCACCATTGTTCTTTGTTTGCGTTCAATAGAGTTCCAAGCTACAGCACTATTATATGAGTGTGTTAGTGCATAAGCCTTGCCTTGTTTATTTGCTGATTTGTTTTTTAATGTAACAGATGGAATATGACCACCACCTGCTGCGGTTCTGATTGTTACAGACTTGTCTGTATGCACTCTTGGTTTTTTTTCTCCAAAACCGCCATAAATATTTGATAGCATTGGTTCTTCAGCATCATCTTCTAATATGTCTTTTAAAAATATATTTCTGTCTTTGGGCTGCTCAACATTAGGAATGTTAGTCCAATAATATCTCTGTCTTGACTGAGCAGAAACCAAAGAGCTGTTAATAAAGATTGGCTCGACACCCATGTACTCAGAAATAATATCCAAGTATTCCTTTTTCATTCTTACATTTTCCAATAAAAAATATTTCGGCTGTAAGTATGAGATAGCTTTGTGAAACTCAAAGAACAATGCTGACCTAGGATCATCAAAGGCCAACTGTTTACCTGCAAAGCTAAATCCTTGGCATGGACTACCACCCATCACCAAATCAATCTTCGGTAATGTTGATAAATCTAACTTGGTAATATCACCAACATGAATAATATCTGGGTAATTGGCTTGGCTTACTTGGATTGCATACTTATCAATCTCACTGGCGTAATAATTATCAACTTTGATGCCTAAACGATCTAAAGCAATCATTCCGCAACTCATTCCGTCAAACAAACTTAATACATTCAATTTCCTTTCTCCTTAAATTATCGCTAAGTCTAAAATTGTAAATCACGAACAATCACAAAGCAACTTGCGACTAATTCCATTCAAACGCTTTGCTTCCGTCTAAGATTTCCAATACTGCATCTTTGCGAATCAAAGTTTTGATTCCGTAATCCACGTTACCTGAATTACTTTTTACTAATGCAGCTTTAACAACTGCCATTCGGTTAAAGTCTATGCCTTGTTCTGCACAAATTTTTTCACACGTTTCTTCATCAGCCAACCACATGGCAATGGCATAACGTACTGAGTCGGTGATGGACGAGGCTCCCCGGATTTCCATACGATGCGACATTGCATCGTCAGAGTCATTCGTTAATGCACCTTTATTGAGATGATGAACTGTTAAAGTGCTACAACCAATTCTGGCACTTATGTTCGCACAATAAGAACCCCATAATTGGCCCACCTCGTTAGAGCTAGAAACATTTCCTGTTGTAAATGCCTGGAGAGGATCAAAACAACACAGCTTCAAGTTTGGAATCATCTTTAATTCATCGACCAACTCTTGACCAATAGGAGTAATGCCTTCTTCTCTTAATAAGATCATCGGCTCTTTTTGTTCAGGAATAGGAAAAACATAAACATCGTAAGGTGAATCAAACCTCTCGCCTTTTGGGTCGAGCAAATCTATTCTCCTGTGGATCTCACTTAAATCATCCTCGGCTGCAAAGATTACGCTGTTACCTTGTTGCAGTATTTTCTTTCCCCACCAACTCCCACCTGTTGCAATACCCAATGCTAATTGAATAACGCTTAGACTTTTACCAACGCCACCTACCGCAGCAATAATTCCGGGTTTAGAGAGGGGAATGAACGATTCTACTAACCACTCGGTCTGAGGAGGAGAGTTTACTAGATTCCGAATGGCGTATTGCCGAATGTTAAACTTGGAGTCTAACAGTTCGAGCTTTACTTGCTCATTCCCCTGTTGTCTTGCTAAATCATTGTAATCACCAATGATGCTTGGAAGTCTGGTTACACAATTTACAACTGCTGTCGCAACTTCGTTGGCCTTAGTATTGCCTACTTGGTTCTTGTCATTGTCTAACGCTAAAATAAATTTACAGTTACTACCAATTATTTCTCTTAATCTGCTGAGAGCTGGCAAACAAAAGTTTGCACTAAATACCACCAGGCAAGGAACACCTGTGCTTTCATAGATCGATGCTGCTGTCGCATACCCCTCACAGACGATTAGATTTGGTAGGTGCAATAGATCATTCACATCGCAACCAATGAGGTTCACGTTGCCCCTCACAGCTCCCCCACCAACAAATTTCTTATCTCCATTTGGAGAGATATATTGGAGCGACTTTATCTCTTTTGCTAATGTTCCTGTATTAGTTTTAGTGATAGAATGCACACCGACAAGCAGATTACCATTTACTTGTTTTAGACCATAACTTTTAACACTTTTTACATCCAAATACTTATGTTGAACCACCTCTTCAGCCGACTCAAACTTTTCCTTGGCATATACAGCAACTTCTTCTTGTTGCTTTTCTTTAGCTTCCTGTCTCCTGTTATTAGCCTCCTCCAACTTACGCTGTAGGTCTTGCTTTTCTACAGGTGTTAAATCATTGGCTGAGTAACTAAGAAACTTCCCTTCAAAAGAACTTCGCCAATTACCAAAGACGCAAACAAATTTTTCGTGGTCGATCTGATTAAAAACATAATAACCAGATGCCTCGCCTACTTTATCAGGTCTACAGTTTGCAACTGCTCCTACCTTGCAGCGTACTAACTCGCCACTCATGTCTATGTAATCAACCAACAAACCATGCGTCTGCATTTCGTTGATTAAGTCTTGAATACTTTTACCTTTATTGGCAAAAGCAAAATTAGGATCTATCGCTAGGCCCTCTTCTCCAAAAAATTGTGTTAGATCAGTCATCGACACTCAAACCTGTTTCAGCCACAGAGTGCTGGTGATTCAGATAAGAGCGTACAAGAGAATGGACAAACGCCAACCTCTGTTCTTTTGACCACTTGTGTAATTCAAATGATCCTGTTTCTTTTTTTGTATCTAAATAAATGTCTCTACTTTTCCCCAAAGCATAATCAAGTCCTTCCTCAGAAACTTGAGCAAAATTTTTTATGTCTTGCATCTTCTCTCCTCGTTTAATTTTATCCAGGTGATCTAGTGAACACCCCCCAAACATCTTATCTCCAACCATGACAAACATCGGGGAAGCCAAGTCTCTGCAATAACCGCAAAGACTGGGCCTCCGATATTTAAGGTCATGACTAGAAGGGGATGTTCTCGCTGTGATCTGTATCATCAGCTTTCTCTTCTACTTTTGGCTCAGACTTAGCTGCGCCAACTACTTCCCAAGTTTTACCAAACTGCTCATTTATTTCTAAATAACCAGACTCAGCCCTAACTAACTCTGCTGATACTGCTTTGCCTACTAGCTGGTCAGTATTTTTCATAGAGTTAAGTCCGACTGCGTTCATAAAAAGCATCAGAGAGTTTTGCCCTATGTCTACTGCTTTAGGATTGTCAGACCCCATAGTAAAAGTGTTGCTGACATTAATAGTAGTTCCGTCAACTTCAAAAAGCATCTTTAATGCTTTCCAGTTGTTCTTCCCTTCTATCATATCTGAACCAGCATAATGCAAAGTGTAACGACCTGGTTCTAAAGAACTTCCGCCACTCCCATTTGAATTAGCTGTATCAAACGCCTCACCGCCATTAAATTGTGTTAAATCCATAATTACCTCCGTAAAAAATTAACACTAAAAAAAACTTATCCGAGATCGTACTCTTCAAAGCTACCTGTACGATCAATTAGTTCGGACAAGTCCTTGGTAATTTCTACCAACTCTTTGTTACCGCCAATGGGTAGGAGATGATCGCGTTCTCCATTCTGTTCTTTGACATGATCCAATAAAATTTTAGCCCTATTCAGGTAAAAAATAGTTTGGTCATGGTTAAGAATTGCCATTAGGATTTATTGATTAACTTACCAATCTCAGCCCAAGTATTTTCAGCTCTGACAATAAAGTCATCGCCTTCTTCAACGACTGGTATTTCCTCTGGTAAACCATATCTGTTTTTAGCAACCGCAGCAGGTGATTCAGTTGTAACTAAAATTCTGCCTGATTGAACAGTTTTGCTAGTCAGACCTTTATTGCCCTGAACCTTAACAGTTCCTTTTTTATAATTAAGGAACAAACACATATCACTAGCTTCAAGAACTAATGCTGATGCGTGTTTATTAAGCTTAAGTTCGTGGCGGTCATAACTTTCAGTAGATGGATCATGAAATGTTTTAATCTGATTGTGTGCAATCAAACATATTCTCATGCTGTGTTCATTTCTTAATCTGTTCACCAGGTCAAGAAACTCTCTCCAATACTTAACTGCCTCTACATAACCACGACCATAACCAAACGACTCAATAGATTTTTGATTATGTACTTCACAAGTCTTAGCAAAAATAATTGGTTCTAACCAATCTAAGCTGTCGACCACTAGAGATGAATAAGGCAACTCCTTTTCATCAACTAAAGATTTTAGATAACCAATAAAAGTATCGTAATCTTTTGCCAATGGAAAATGAGGAATGTCTCTGTTCTTGGTTAAGATACCTAGACCTTCTTCTGTTTGCAAAACTATTGGATCTTTTGAGCCAACAGCAAGTGTGGTTTTACCAAGACCAGATGGCCCATAGATAATCACAATGCTTGGTTTTGCTTTCGCTTTCTTTTGTATTGCAGCTAAACTCATTTTTTCACCTCATCAACGCCATGTATTTTTACTGGCTTTTTGTAAGGCGGTAATGCTGCCTCAAGTTTCTCTAACGCATTTCTAATGTTCTTACGAACCGATTGCATATGGTGCATGACTTTGGTTGCCTCGTTAAATGTTGGGGCAAGCTCTTCCTCTGCTTTTAAATCCTGTTGGATTTCTTCCACCAAAGGTTGCACCTTTTCTGTCAAATCTTTGTTAAAGATTTGTCTATTGTTTCCGTCTTTATCTTCAAAAGATAATAACGCTTTCTCTTCTTCTTTCATTATTTAACCTCCAGGTTATTTTGAAATGTTACACAGTCAGGTTTGTATGCACAAAACCGACACCAATCTCCAGCGTTGTAGGTTGGATCTTCACCCAATGCTTCCTCACACGCTGGCTTTAAGATATTAAAACCCCAATCGACTAGATCGACAGCTTGAATATCAAAACTTCTAATAGGCCCATCTTTATGAAAAGATTTTTTACTTGGTTGGATGATCGTCATTTCTATGACTGTGTTTTCATTTCCCCACCGAGTCAATGCGCCTAAACTATATGTCATTAATTGTTCGTTAAAATTTACATCGACTGGAAAATTACCAGACTTTAAATCTGCAACCACCATACGATTGTGTTCACCTAAGATAACTGCATCACTTGTTCCCCAGCAGTCATCGCTAATTTCATTCATGTAGAGCTTCTCTTCTATTAAGAGTTTGCCATTGAGTTCTTCAGTTCTTTGATTAATGTAGTTGACGTAAGTTTCTGCTATGTCTATTTCTTCTTGGCCTATCTCTATAGCAAAGCCTTCTAGCTCTACTGTTTTGCCTAGCCAATAATCAGACAAAGTAATTCCATCTAATCTGTTTTTTAATAACTGCTCACACATCTCATGGATTGCAGTACCTCGTGCAGCAGGTAACGAAGATGTGTTTGGTGCTTCAGCATTAGGTATCGCTGAACCTGGACATCTAATAACTCTACTTATACTACTCGGTGCTAATTTCGCGTGTGCCAATGTTGTACTCCTCTCTCATTATTGCAGCCCACAGTTCAGTTGACATAACCGAAGCAATGTTAAAATCTTCTATGGGAAATAAATTGTTCTTATGTGCGTAGACATCTGGTATGGCTACCTTCCAATCTGCTCTGTCTGCTCGAAACCAAAGGCAAGGTAACAGATCAACTTTAAGTGCTTGCTTAACTGCTTGATCCCACCAATTTTTTAGATCGGCTTGTGATACTGCTCTGCGTCTTTTAACTTCAATGGCATAACCAGGACAACCAAGTAAGTCGTGTCCACCACCGAATGATTGGCTGTAATTAACTTCCAATTTTATTCCCAACAGTTGTTCTATTTGCTGTATGCACTCAAGCTCTCCCCTTCGGCCTTTCGACCTTGCATTAACCAATTAACTTGCGACTGGTTCGATAGTTGATTTAGTTTCTTCCTGTTCTATGACCTGAAGATCATAAAGAACCTTGCCACCCATTTTAGAATAGGTTGGGCCTTTGCCTTGCGCCCGATAATTTGCCAATGTTCTCGGAGACTTTCTCCATCTCTCTGCTAACTCTTCTTGTGTTAGCCAAACTTTATTATTCATAAATATTACCTACTGATCACGTTTGTGTTATTCTAACCTATGCTTTTTTAATAAAGCAAGTGAACTGGAGAAAATATTGTAAATATAATTTAGAAATTTTCTTTACAAAAAGATTCACGAAATTTTACATTTAATATTTAAAGATAATTAAGGAGCAAAAATGTCTATAGATAACGCAACACCAGAAGAATGGAATCAAGCAATGAAAGGGGAAAAAGATATGGTTAATAAACCAGCACACTATCAGGGTGCAATAGAATGTATCGACTTAATAAAAGATCGTGTCGGTTCAAATAATTTTCCATCTTACTTAGAGGGAAACATTTGGAAATACTTTTATCGTTACAAAGACAAAGAAGAAAATATCCAGGACTTAGAGAAAGCTGCTTGGTATCTCAACAAATTAATTGAGCATTATAAAGAGCTGTAAACCGCATAACTTCGTTAAGGGTAAACCTTGGGTTGGGTCAACAAAACGCCTTAGAGAGCATCTCAGGAGGTCGTTTTTCTCTAAAGCCAGGTAAATTTACCCATTCATAATAATCTTCTGAATATGGTCGCCAATCTTCTGTGCGTTCTCAACTGACACCTTTTCATGGATATGTGCATAGCGTTGAGTCGCTGCAATATCTCTATGGCCCAACAAGTTACCGACCATACTTAGGTTCATATCCAAACCAATACCAAAAGATGCGTAGCTATGTCGAAGATCATGCAATCTTAAATCTGGTGCATTGATTTGTTTTCTAATTCCATCCCAAAATTTTCTAGGACTACCGATCCCAACTATCGTGCCACTTGTTCTTGGCAAAGCATTAATAATGTTCATGGCTTGTTTAGATAAATAAATAACTCTGTCATCTCCATAACGCATTGTCTTGTGGTTTTTTAATGTAAGTTTATTGTCTTGCAAGTCTGACCATTTAGCACCAGCCACCTCACCACACCTTGCACCTGTTAATATCAACAACCAAATAAATGCAACTGAGTTAGCTAGTTCTGGTATCTGCGATTTAGAGTTTAATATTCTTACAACACTATTCAGTTCTTCTTCGGTTAGATAGCGTTTACGTTTAGCCTCTGGGTTCTTTTCTATTCCGTCTATTGGGTGGTCTTTAATCTTGGCATGACGATAAGTTGCTTTTAATACTTCCAGGCATTTGTTAGCTGCTATTGGCGCACGTTGAGTTACCTTGTCATGTAGTGTTTGTATCTCGCTGTCAGAAATCTCATCTAAATGTTTATGACCAAATTGTTTCTTAATATCCTTTTCATAAATGGAGATATATTGCTTTGCACTATTTGATCCTTTGTTGGTAAGTTTTTGCACATAGTTAGCAAACGCCTCATCTAGTGTTAGCTTGTTCTTCTTATCCATTGGATCAATGCCAGTAGCCACTAGGCCCAAGTTCTTTTGTGCTAGGTTTCTTGCTACCTTGATGGGTAAGTCCAGAGATCCTAACTTCATACTTCTACGCTTACCATTAATTCTGTAGTAAACGTAATAACCAGTTGGATATATTTTAAGTGCTTGTATCTGTGTGTCGTTCTTGTATTTCATCTTTGCTCCTCGTTTGTAGATGTCTAATGTCGTAATGTTCTGAAGCATTACGCAAGTTAATTATTTTTTTCTCTGTGTCAGAGAAAGTTCCCCAATCCCTTATTTCGGTTTGTGTTCTTCCACACCCCTTACATCGATCATCACCGAACTGTGTGGTTGAACAAATGCCAATACAAGGACTGTCTGCAACGCTCACACATCTCCCTAAAGTTTTAGATAGATCTGTAAATGTTCCAGTTTCAGTTTTCATTTGTCATACATTTGACAACAGTTATGTGTTGTTTGTGTATTTATAGTATTGATAATGAATCAAGTATGACACTTTTGCAAGCGTTTCTCTGAATTAATGATGTATAGTGATTTGCGGTGATGTGTATTTATATTGGTGTAAACGAGATGCTCTACCAACTGAGCTAAACACCCAAACGGCTGTTTTAAGCCAAAAACTAGCCTATTGCAACCAATGAATTTTCGTCAAATAGATCCACATTTGTCATATGTCTGTCAGTATTAATCCATGCAATGCTATCCATGGCCCCCTGCAAACTATCTAACGAATTAAGATTTTTCATAATTTCATCTGATATACAAATTGATTGTTTTTTGCAATTATTAAAAGGTAAGAAGTAAATAGTATTATATGGAACAGAGATAAGCGCAAAAACATCCAACGTGTTTTCTTGGTATTTTCTATTTTTGGTGTTAGCTCCTCTGCGTAAATCAAACCGCCAAGACACTCCACCTTTCTCAATGTTGTTTCTTGTTTTGACTTGGCACTTAATTAAATGGTTGTTCCACTCAAAGATGACATCGGCTTCGGCTGCGTGAGGTAAGACTGTAACTGTATCGGAGACTTTAGCTAGAACTGAAGCGGTCAAGAACTCGCCACTACGACCAACCCTTTCCGTTTTTCTGGACATGGTTTATTAATTCAGTAAACCACCGACAGGTTCTATATATTTATTTGATGCTTGTGAAACGCCTTGAGCTAAAGGTTGAATAGTTGATGCTGTTCCAATACCTACTACATTAGGATCAACAATAGTTCTTCCAATAGCTGTTCCTAAGTTTGGTATATATTTTTGTAATATGTTTTTAGCAAAACCTTTTTCTGCAACTTCTTTTCTAATTTGTTCTAAGGCTTTTGGATTAGTTTCAGTAAGCATTTGTGCAAGTTTGTTTGATGCTGCAATTTGTGCTTCCTCTGAAAGTTCTGCAAAATCAGATTTAAACAAACCATATATTATTCCAACTGGACTTAAATTTTGAAAATCACCTGGAGCAATAGTATTTTTTATTTGAGATACTGCTTCAGCTCTACCCATAGTTGCGCTGTTACCAATAACTTGATTTGAAGTAGATTTAATTTCAACTTCATCACTTAAGTTTCGTATAAATTTATCAAATGTTTTTTGTCCTTGTGGAGTTTCAGGAAAAGTTAATCTTAATAATTTTACGTTTTTTGGTTTTTTAATAATATTAAAAGCCAAATTAGAACCTCTGCCAGAAACAGGATCAAAAACAGATGACTCCATTTGATCAATTATTGTATTCATTACACCATTTCTAAATGCTAATTTTTCAGACTGAGCCATCTTTGCAACTTCTTCAGCTAACTCATCTATGTTTGTACTTGGTTTAAGTATATTTCTTCCCATATCCATAGCATCTAATATTGCAGATTTTTCCGCCCATTGATTTCTAGCAGCTTTGTATGAAGAATTGTTAGAATCTAAATAATCTAAAAATTCATTTTTGATTTGTGTATTAGCTCTAAGCAAAGTTTTACCAACACCGCTTGTTGGTAATTTAGATGTATAGATAGTGTCATCTAAACCAAGTTTCATGTAATGAAGAAACTTAGTATCTATGTCTGTTACTAATTGATTTTTGTCAGTAAGAAGTTTTCCATTAACAATTTTTAAATTTGGTAATTTAATTTTTTGTGCGTTTGCTATTTTGTAAGCCTTCCCCAAAGCCTCTTGCATTACGTCTGTTCTTAATAAAGATGTAAGTTCATCTGTTGCTGGTACTTTTGTTTCAAATGCTTTGTTATACATTTTTGTACCAGATGCTTTTCTCACAGACTCAATCGCTTTGTAAGTGTCAAAGAACGATCCTTGTTCGCCAAAGGCATCGGTAAGATCGCTTTTAATTCTATTTAAAGTTCCTGAGTTTCTTTTTGTTAAAAAATCAAACGCTGTTGTTTTGCCTGGCCCAGGCAATACGTTTACTGCATCTAGGTAAGCTCTTGAGTTAGGGCCAATATCAGCTAAAGAATACTGTTTGTCTGATCTATCTAATATGTATTTAATCGCTGAATTTATGTCTGTTTTGTCATATTCTATTGCTTGTTTAACCAACTTAACTGCTTCAGCTTGTCCTTTTTTAGCTGGCGATGTAAATGCTTCTTTTATCGTTTTACCAATTTTTGCTACTGGCTTGGCTAGAACTGTAGTTGCTGCACCTGCTATTCCAGAAAAAGGAGCTGTTACAGCTCCTTGTGTTAGTTTGTCTTGCAATCCCTCTCCAGCACCAGTTCCATAAGCAAAGCCTGATCCTGCTGCTTTTAATGCAGTTGTTCCAACTTTAGCAGTAGATAATGGTGTTGAAGCACCAAAAGTTGCAATGGCTGGTGCTACAGCTCCACCCATTTCATATCCAAGAGATTGTATTGGATTTTCTTTTTGATATTTTTCTAAAGCTCTTCTTTCTAGCTCTATACCTTCTTTCATTGTAAGGTTTGGATCTACCGCACCTCTCAAACCACCTAGTACTTCATCTTGGAATTGAAAAGTTGCACCGCCAAGTGTACTAGCAACTGGCCCTGATAAAATGTTTGCTTTCCAACTATCTTGACTAGATGGATCTCCACCTTTGTAAAGATATGAACCCTCTTTATTGCTAAAGGTATAGACTTTTCCTATTTCGTATTTCATTAAAAAGGACTATCTTCATTGGTTGATATAACTTTACCACCAGATTGATTTAAAAGTAATTCATCGTAGGCTTGTTGTAAGCTGGTTGATGTATATAGTTCAGGGTTGTCATTCATGTGTTTTTTAAATTCAATGTTTCTTTGCTGAATTGATGCGTTTGGATTATCTAAATAAAATTGATCATCAAAATTAGCTTCATCTATTTTTCTGTTTTGTGAAAGTCTTAAAGCAGTTATCATTATTTTGTTACCAGCTTCAGATTTGCTTAACTCGATTGCACCTGTTTTAACAAAGTCTAAGTCTTTGTCGGTTGGGTTTACACCAAGTTGTTTAACAAGAGGTAAAATAAGTTTAGTTGTTTCTGCTACAAAAACTTCTCTTCCAGCGATTTCTTCAACTTTATAATCTTCACCAAATAAAGTTTGTCCGACTCTTTGTAAGCCAAGGCCAAACCCTGCACCAAAACCTGTATCAACACCTTGTTGTAATAAATTATCAAGCGTATCTAAACTGGTATTAATAACTCTTGCGTCTTTTGCTGCAGCTTGAACATCATTATAATTATCAACAGCAGATTTTTGGAAACCACTTATGCCTGTATTAATGTTTGTTGTTGCTTTTTTAGAATTTAAAAATTCTTGAAATGATCCTTCATAACCATTCTGTTGAGCGTATTGAAACTCCTGTATTGATGCTGTTGGATTTGTACCCTTAAAAACTGAAGCTGGAACGCCAACTTCTAATGCGTTTAACATATCAACCATGCCTGGGTTATTTTTTTTGAATTCTTCTCGTTTCTGTTTTTGTTCTGCCAATAATTTTCGTTGAGCAATTCTGTCAGCGATAACATTACCAGCACCTACATTGCCTGACTTGTTTGCATTAATCATGCGGAAAGTATCAGCTAGGTTTTGCAGTTTTCTTTGTTGATCTAATCTTTTTCTTTGTTGTTGTTCTTCATCTATTTTCTTTTGATTAATAGCTTGTTGAACTTGAGCTTGATCGATGTTGAACAAATTTGGAGTACTGTCGTATGTTATAGGCATAGACGCTGTACCTGGAACTCTAGGTTGAAATAAGTTTGGGATATTATTTATTGCCATAATTACCCTGTGGTTGGGAAAAATCCTTTAACAGCATTATAGGTATCTATTCCGTCTGCAATTCTGCCAAATGTTCCCTGTTTATTGGATGTAGATTGTATTTCGCTTGGAGTCATACCAAAGACAGCTCCAGATAATAAACCAAGTTGTTGAGGGCCATAACCTAATGCTCGTAAGAACTCGTTGTAACCAGCATCCATTCCTGCTTGTTGCAGACCTTGTTGCTGAGTTCCAATACCAGATAACAAACCAAGGTTTCTGTATTGATCGCCTAGTAATCCTGATTGTATGCCACTTCTAAAGTTTCTATCTTGCATGGCTGCGTTAAGAGAATTGTTGTAACCAGATTGTCTAAGATTGCTTGATGTTCTAGCTGCTGCATCAGCAAAGTTTCTGTTGGTTTCAGCTTCCAATAAAGCAGAACGAGATCCACCAAATGCACCAGCTCCGATTGCTCGGTCTTGATCGCTTTGTAATCTTATTTGCCTTGCTCTATCTAAATCATTTAATGATTGGTCAATGACTTGTGTGTTGTAAGGATTTTGAAATGATTGAATGTCTAATGGTTGTGTACCCATGTCAGATAATAACCCTCTTGGGTTATAAGACATAGAATCTTGAAACGAACCTCTAGCTGAATCAAAACCTTGTAATTGATCTGGATTAAATCCTGCTACTCTTGCACCCGTATAAGGTACAAAAGGCTGTCCTGCTATGCCCTTGGCTCTACCATATAAGTCATCGTACCTAGCTTGTGTTGCTGGATCAACTTGATTAGTAACAGTTTGTTTATCGCCACCACCTTTTGATGCGCCATATAAACTTACTGCTGCTGGTATTATTGTTTCCCATCCCATAATTATAATTCCTTCTTGACTGTGTACTCTTGTTCAAAGCCAAGATGTTGTAGTTTTCTTATCCAACCCTTACGACCACCGCCATAAAGGTATTTGCACTCATGTTCTTTTGCAAAAATTTCTATGCTTTTAAGCATTTCTTCTAGCTCGTTGTAGTCTCCGCCACATAGAAATAAGTTTAAAACTCTATATTTAGGAAATTCACCAAAGCTAGATACATAAAAAGCATCTTTACCAGACCAAATGTGAAAAAGTCCTTGTCTGATTTTTTCTTTAATATCACTTAGATTATACCTATCTTGATACTTTAATGCACTAATAATGTGTGGCTCAAGCCTATCAAACTCTATTTCCCAGTCCTCTTTATGCGACTTGGGTGGTAGAGAGGTTTCCGCTATTATCGACTGTGATTCTATACTTAGTTCCATTTGGACTCACTAAAACGACTTCTGTTTGATCGCCACCATTGGCTTCAATTCGTTCGCCTTTTTTAAAACTCAAACCATCTCGGTACTCTATTTCTGTTACGAGATAGCTTTGGTATGAAGCATCATAATTTTCACCAGGCTTGGTTAAGGCTCGTCTTGCCATTACCTGCGCCCTCTGTTGCGTAAATTAAGTCTTATATTACCAACTTTAAAATCTTGTGTGGTAGTTCCTGTAACTGTCATAGATACTTGTCTACCTGTAAATCTTGCGTCTGTGTAGCCATCACTTTCAAAAGTAAATGATCCAAAGTCTTGTTCAGCTCCCAATGGAGTAAATCGACCTTTAAAACTAATAGTTACGCCAGGCAATGTATTGGCTTCTTCATCAGGAATAATCTGATTACATTGCACATAGTTATCGCCATTGCCTATTTCTATTGGCCCACTCTTTGCAAACGGAACAGCAGCACCAATGTTTGTTGAGTTACTTAATGTTGTACTTTCGTGTTGATACACAAAACCATCAGCATCACAAGCAATCGGATAATCAAACACGCCTTGGTCAATCCAACAACCTCTGTCCATAGATCCTATAGACCAAGTATTCTCTGCGTAGTTCCATATAACATATTTACTAGGCGTTGAGAAAGAAGTTGGAAAGAACCACCAAATTTCATTAAAGTTTGAGTTATGTCCACCACATGAAACCCTGCGGAAGTTATATTGTAAGTTGTCATATACAAAGTCATGGGTTTCGCATGGTATTTCTCTAACATTACCATCGTAAATAAAGAAAGCGTTTTCACCCATCCATGCTAAGAAGTTACCAGCCGAGACAACTGTTCTTGGTCCAGTTACACGACAGTTAGTTCCAGCATCTTGAATACCATAAATAAAAGGTGATCCAGCGTAATAGACTCTAGCAATACCTGTGTCAGTAAATATGACTATGTCTGTTTGCCATTTAATACCACTTAGGATTTTACCGCCTGTTGGTATTTGTAAATCACCAGCAGTATTAGTAGATGCTGCTGTCCATGTTGTAGTAGTTTCTCTTGATGACCAAGCAATCTTTCTTGGATCGCCACTTGCACCTAATGCGATAACGTGTCGTTCATTACTAACCAATACACCAGCACAATTAATTGGAGCATTAGTTAGAACAATACCTGTTGCATCGGGTGAGCCTGAACCTGAGTCTGGTCGCCATTTATAGATCTTGCCATCACTTGCACAGCAAAAGAGCAAGTGTTCGCCAAAGTTATCAAAAGACCAAGACTGAGAATCAAAGAATAAACCTGATTGACTTCTTGCATCTCCGTAATCTTCTTTGCCATATTGATATGCACCAAATCCTAGCGCATCCTCTGATGCGTCAGTTACAAAACCTGATGGTGTAATGTCATACCAAGTATCATCAAATAAAACATAAATCTTTTGTCTTGTGCCAACAGCCAAAACTCTTTTACCCGCATTTGTTTTATAGGCATACATTCCTGTTGGAGTGCCAGTAAGAGCTGTGTCTTTGAGTTTTTCCCAACCACCGATAGGTTTAAGTGAACCATTTTGGAAACGAATAAGATCGCTGTCTACCCAACGCCCTTTGTTTGAGTAATCAGTTCCGTTGGTTACGATTCCTGGTGGTGGAGTTACGGGTAGTAACGCCATGTTTTACTCCTCTGGTGGAGTTGGCCATTCACCTAATGGTCTAACAGGTGGCGTAGCATCGTTGTATACATACAAAGCTGCTAACTCATCCACTGTGGTACAAGCATCAATTTTGCTTTGCATATCTGCTGCTGTACTTCTCACGCCTGATCTAAAAGTAGACCAGTCAGCAGGAATAGCAGTGCCTGCTTCTTGCTCTCTTACCACATACCAATCATTAGGCTGCAATAAACCATAGGCTTGATTGATAATCACTTGATCGTGATTCCATTTAAGACCATGAGTTACATCACCAGTATCGGGATTAGTTGTATCGTCTAATTCTTTAGCTGTAGCTGTACCATAAGATGCAGTGACTGTACCACTTGCAAACGCAAAGGTTTGATTGGTATTTGTGTAATACTCTTGGTCTTTAAAGTTTGAGTTGTCTATGACAACTGCATAAATCCCTATGGCTTCTAGCTCAGAGCTAGTCCAAAGCATAAAAATATTACTAGGATAATTTACATCACCTACTGTTATTGCTTTAGGTCTGGTATAAACCTTGGTTACGTTATTTGATTCTACTAATGCCCACATATTATTATCTTACCTCTATCTTGCTGTTGTTGGAATACCTGTTGATGTTACGAATGGATTTTCTGCAAATGCCATGTAGATGTATGTTCCACCGCTTGTATTCATAGATCCACCATGAAACCTTATTTTGAAACCATTTGATGTAAATTGTATTGTGTTATTTGTACCACTTGTTTCAGCACTACTACTATTTGGATACAGTCTATAAACCGCAGGATCGTAGCCTGCTCTTTTGTTGTCAAAAATTAACCAATCATCTACAGCACTTGTTTTTTTAATAATAACGAAAGCAGGAGAAAAACCAGTATAGATAAATGGTCCATTTGTATTTGGTGAAGCATCACTTGCACCATTGCCGACATACTTGCCAAACTTGCTGTAGCCTTGAACATTATTAAAACAATAAGCTACATAATCATTACTTGCTGTGGCTGTATTACCTGACTGCATACCAAAGACTGAAGATGTAACTCCTGCACCCCAAGCGTTAGCGTAACTTTCTTCTGCATCAGTTCTATTTAAGGATAAAAGATAGCTAGTGTTACTCGTTCCCCCTGTTAAATCTTTATGCCATGTATACCATTGACCTGTTCCTTCTCTATTTTTTGTAATAATCATTGCAGGTTGTACGCCTAGTCCATGACCTACTGAAAAGTTACCTGAAGAAGCTGAGTCAAATGTAACAATACTAAAACCTGCATCTTGATTAACTTGTACTGTAGAAGTTACAGAACCATCTGAGTTTGAAGCTGTCGTACCACCATTGGCTTTCCACTGCCATGCTACAAAAGGTTCGCCACTTGCATTAAATGCTCCTGATGAACTTTCTACTGTAAAACCATCGGTATCAAAAGAACTTAATCTATTGGCTAAAGTTGTTTCAGCAGAAGTGAGTTCACTTCCAAGAATTTTATCTACTCCCCTAGTGCTATCTAAGAGTTGATGTCCGTTGTCATAGTCTCGTCTTTTTATCCAAAGAAAGTCTGGTTTTAAATCACTATTACCATCATTTGTTAATGCATTACTGTTGTTTGTACCAGTATAAGTTTTAGTTTGAAAATATGCAGAAGGGTCGTCTATATTTGTATAAGCCATTATCCTAGCTCCGAAAGATTGCGTGAACACAAGGCGTAGAAGCCTGATGGGGGTGCAAATTCAAAAGCTCCGTAGCCTGAAGAATCACTTGCCGCACTTGAGATTGCAAAAGATGAATAACCGCCAGTATTTGTTTCTCCACTAGTGCTGCCGTTATAAGTAGAACAAGCAAAAAAGTATGGTTCATCATTTATAGCACTTCCGTTACTACCAGCAGCAGGGTCAGCACTGTTCATATAAGTTCCGTTTTTATGCCAATATGCTTTATTGTTATCTATATCTACAGCAACACCAATAATATCTCCTGTTGAAGAACTTACTCCACCACTACTACTGCCTTGCCAATAAATTTGCCCGTTAGCCATATAATATCCAATACTTCCATCACTAGCTTGACCTGTATAATAATTTTGTGCAGCACTTGAAGTTGTCCTTGCCACAGGAGTAAGACCAAAAAATGTATTATCACCTGTGCTGTAATTCTTAAATTCCATGTACCACTTTCCATTTGTCATAGCTATGTTGGTATAAGCGGTTGTCCATGATGTTGAGCTTCCTTTGCTAAATTTTGTACCACCTTCAGAAAAGGTTATATTATTTGTACCTGAATTAAATAGACTTCCATCAGAAAGAAAGGTTTGAAAATTATTAGTAGGTGTATCAGTTGCTTGGTCGGCTGATGTAATGTTGTTTAAAGTAAAATCTGTACCATCACCTGCTGAATTATTGCCTAATGCTGAACTATCACTAAAGTCTAAATAATATCCACCAGTTCCATAAGAACCTGCATAGGCTTTAGGTTTCCAAATACCACTATCTTCATCAAATTCACCAAACTCTGTTTGTGCTACTTGTGAACCATCTATGTAATGACATTCAGCAATGTAACCACAATATCCTGCATATCCATCTGTATCATTATAAGCACCATGTCTGTGTTTGGCACTTGATACTTCCATTGCAAAATTTTGTGCGGGGTTAGCCCTAGATGCAAAGGTAGTTATTAAATTACCATTTAAGTATAGTTTAAATCTATCTGTATCTGTTGATTGCGTTGTATCAACTGCAAGAACTACATGAAACCAAGCTGAAGTGTCTCTTAGTAATTGAGATGTATAACTTCTGCTATTGGTACTACTTCCACCAATATCTACTTGTAAAGCATCATTAGTTTCAGTTGATGTTCTTAAAAAAACACCTTCGTTTCCTGCAACTCCTCTCATATATAAAAGCTGTGAAGCACCTAACTCAGTCCGTTTAAACCACATTGAAACTGTAAATTTTGTAGTGCTTGTACTAGCGTTTAAAGCACGATATAAGTTTTCAGTATTATCATCTTCTAACTTCAAAGAATTATCAATATCATACCCAGTAGATATGCTTCCTCTATTCGCTGTTCTTTGTAGAACTTCCATATTATGTTTGTGCTAGGTTTTGAACTCTACCAATTTCTTGCCAGACTGAGCCGTTGTATCTAAAACTAAAGATGTCAGTCTTGTTAGCTGTAGCAGTCACTGTAGGAGCTGTGCTTGCTGCAAATTCAAAGACTGTGTTCCAACCGATTGTTCTTGCTGTACCGCCTTGTGCTATCTCTACAGAAATAATTGCACCTTCTACAGCATTTGATGGTGCTGAGAAAGTCGTATTTTCTGTGGTTACATGATAAGCATTGGCTGCTGCTGCTGAATCCCATGCAACTGCATTAGAGCTTGAAGTAATTGCAACTTGAGTTATTTTTGCTGAAGTTGCTGCTGTAACTACACCTGAAAAAGATGCTGTTGCAAAAGTTGTTGGTGTAATGTTTGCTGTTCCATCAAAACTTACGCCACCAATAGTTCTTGCGGTTGCAAGTGCTGTGGCTGTAGCTGCATTTCCTGTGGTAGAACCTGAAGATCCTGAACAGTTACCTGTAACATTTCCTGTTAATGGCCCTGCAAAAGCATCTGAGGTTACAGTTCCGTCAAAGTAAGCATTTTTAAATTCTAATGAAGCTGTACCCAGGTCAACATCGTTGGTTGTAATGGGTGCGATGACTCCGTCTGCAAAAGTTACTTGACCAGTTCCGCCTGCTGTAAATGCTAGTGTATCTGCTGCGCTAAAATATAAACCACAGTTAGTATCGCCTGTATTAGTAAGTGCTGGAGCTGATGCAGATCCATCTGTTATAGAAACCACTCCACCAAAAGTTACTGCACCCATTGATACAGCAGTTCCACCTGATGCAAAAATTGCATCAACTGTATCTAAGTCAGTATTTATCTTTGTTCCCCAGGTATCAGTAGATGCACCGACCTCGGGTTTGGTTAAGTTTAAATTCGTTGTAAATGTATCTGCCATAAAAAATTACCTGTTTTAAGCTGCTATATCAGTCCAATTCGTTGTTGATGGTGTCTGATTTGTCCAAGTTGTTGTAGCTGGAGTTTGATTAGTATAAGTCGTAGTCGCTACAGTCTGGTCATTCCATTTTAAGCCACCTTCCGCCGAAAATCCACTTAATTCTGCTATGGTTGATGCTCCGCCATGTGTTTTATTTGCATTGGCACTAAATGCACTTGTCTGTGCAATCGTTGCAAAACCAGCCAATGAGAATACTGGAACACCACTCATACCAGAAGTTTGCGCCAGGGTTGCAGAGCCTAAATGGATTAGAACACAATCAGCACTAAACCCACTTGTCTGAGCTAGGGTTGCTGATCCGTCTTTTACTATTTCTCCAGCACTTGTCATACCAGAGGTTTGAGCAATCGTTGATGCTCCTAAATGTAAGATACCACCTGTAGCAGTAAAGCTAGAGGTTTGCGCTATGGTAGCTGATGCCAGGTCAATTAATTGTGCTGATGCACTAAAGCCTGATGTTTGTGCTGATGTGGCTGAACCAAGAGATACAATTTGACCTGCTGCGCTAAACCCACTTGTTTGTGCAGATGTTGATTGGCCAAGTAATACTAAAGTACCAGTAGAAGTAAATGCGCTGGTTTGTGCTGATGTTGCAGACGCATTAAAAAGAACGCTAGATGAGGCTGTTACACCTGATGTTTCAGCTATTGTTGCGGATGCAGTTTCGTATTGAGGATTGCCATATGCAGCTATCCCGTAGTTATAAGCACCATAGCCTACTGAGGCCATGTTATTAAGCTAAAGTTACGTCTAGTTCACCAGCATTGAATCTGAAAACATCACCACTTGTTACTGCTTTTGATGTTGTCAAAGCGGCCCAAGCCATTAAGTTTCCACTTGATGATGCGTCAAAAATTCCAACATGAGTTACAGTTCCCCAAGATCCAGTAGCAGTTACAAATTCTACTGCTGCGCCATTGGTTGCTGTTGTTGGAGAAGTTCCTGATACAGTCATTGCTGCCATGCTTTTACGAGCATAAGAACCGCCAGAACACTCTGTTCCACCGCCTGTATCTGAAGGTGCTGATGTATATAAACCAACATATAAAGTGGTTGGTGCTGTATAAGCAGTACCACCAAATACATGATCTAAAACTTTATCTTCTAAATAATCACTAAATCCTGCCATTCTATTCTCCTAATTAATTGTTCGCCCAGTAATAAGTTCTTTTACCAGCTTTTCCGTAAGTTTTTCTTCTCTGCATTAAAGAGCCTTTTCCAAATGCAGCCTTTTCTTGTTCTAATCTTATTTCTTCCAATGCTTTTTCAAACTGATTGGTAAATAAAGGGATTCTGTCATCTTCCATTAAAAATATACTGGCGTGTTTTAATGCACCATATAAATAAACGTCTGGATGATCCGTTGAAACAAAGTTAGTTGTATTAGAATCACTTAACGCATTTATTTTAGCATAGTAAGTGAGCTGTAGGGTATAAGAACTGTCAGGAGTTGGTGCTAATTCAATTGAGTCATCTACCATTGCATAGTAGACAGGTTGACCAACTGCATTGTTATTTGCTTTTCTATAAACATCTAAACTTTCGATAGATTGTTGAAACAATGGTGAAAAGTTATTAGATGTAATTTCTATGTTGATGGCTTCTTGCCAATCAGTCGGTACAGTTAAATATTGGCTATCTGCTGTTGCAGTAGCTCTTTTAATCATTTCTTTTGTGCGTAATCTTCTATTGAGTTCAGCTTCGGTGCTGTCAATAAAGGTGTCAATGTATGACGTTAAATCTGAACGATTTAAGTAATTTGCGATATTAGTTTTTAATTCTGCATAAGTCATACTTTACCTTGCCAAGTTCTAAATACATTATTGTCTGGGTTGTTTAGCCACTTCTTCCACGCTGCTCTGTCTCTATCCCAGCCCTCTCGGACTGCTTTTTGATAAACGACCATTGGAACTTCAGCGATGTGTCGCATATCCTTTCCAGGCTTAGGTGTATTATCTCTAAGTTTCTTAACGTGGTCAATGACGGGATTGACATCTTGAGTTGTGTGGTAAACAAGCTTGTCATCTTCGGTAATAAACTCTGACTTATAGCCAGTTTTATGATCGGTAACAGTTCGTTTTATTGGCATAAATAAAAAGGCGGGTGGCTTTTACACCACCCTAAATCTAACTAACTTATGAAGTTGTTAAATCAACGACCGCTCCATGAGCAGCTTCGTTGCTCACTTCGAGACCATACTCAACAACAAGGAGCTTAGTGACAGCGTCACCTATTGTTCCAATGTCAATTGCTTCGAAGTCTCTTAGGTAAGAAACTTTTGCAAAGTCAGGATCTACTAATAATAGTGATCTTTCTCTGCTGAAGTTAGATGGAACGATTTTTAGCTCTCCAAAGTCTGAAGAATAAATAGAAACACTAGCTTCTACTGTAGTAGCGTCAACAAACTGTCTTGCTTGTGATCTACCAGTAAAACCTGAGATTTTTCCTTTATTAACAGGCCCACAGATTGCCATTGAAGGCTCTCCACCATTAGAGAAACAAGACTGTAAAGCAGTTTTTAAAAGTGCTTCAGTCAAAGCTCTTTGAGTTCCGTCTGTTGGAGCTGTTCCACCGCCAGTAGGAGTTGATCCTGCTGCGTTGTCAACATTAGAACTTACCCAAGACTCAAAACCACCAGTTACACGAGCTGCTGTTGCAGAACCAGTTGTTTTTGCGCCTTTTTGACAGAGAGCTGTTTCCATATCTCTTTTAAGTGCTTTAGACATAATAGCAAGTTGATGAGCCATTTCTGACTTTTTACCTGCTGGATCACTAGCTTGTTGAGAGCCAGTTACAGTTGCGTCTCTTTTAGAGATCATTGCTACGTTGCTATTTCTAACAGTAGCAGTTGATGCTGATCTTGATAGTTCAAAACCCTCAAGATTACCAGCTCCGCTTGGAGTTGGTAGAGATTCAGTTTGCCAATCAAAAACTACGTTCTTAATTGAGTTTTTTCCGATTGATGACATAAACGGAGTTGTCTGAGGAGAGATGTTATAAATAACATTACTTAACTGTTCTCTATCAGAGGTTGCTGTATATGTATCAAAAGCATTAGTTACTTTCGCCATGATATTTTCCTATATTAAAAAGTTTAAATTATTTGTTCAAATAGTTTAGCTGCATCCTGGACTTTTCCAGTTTTAGCTAAAGTTTGACGCGCTCTTTTCAAAGGTGCTGAAGTTTTTGGTGCATTTGAAGTGCCAGGTCTTGCTGTACGAGCCACTGCCTTCTTTTCAGTCGGCTTTTTCTTGGTCGCTTCTACTGTCTTTTGTTGTAACCAAGCATTTCTTAAACCGAGTAAAACTCGATAATCATATACTGAGTCCATCTCTTGGGCTGAATAGCCTAAGACACTAATCCCATATTCACGAATTGCTAGTTTTTCTTTTCCAGCTACTTCGTTATTTTGCCATTCTGGAATTTGTTGTAGCAACTGTTGGTTTCCGTAATCAACAAACTCTGCGAGTTTCTTTTGCTGTTCAACTTGGGCTTCTTGTTTAGTCCTTTGTTGTTCAGCTTGTACGGATTGCAACTTTTGCTTCTTCTCATTCCAAATGTCCTTTTCTCGGACATAAGCAATAGGATCTGCTTCGTATAAAGCGTTCCAATCTGGTTCGTTAGCTAACTCACCCTTCAATGTTGCCTCTAACTTTGGCAGCAACTGAGAATAAATTGCGTCTTTTTGCGCTAACTCTTGTTGTTGGTTCTCAATAGTTTTTCTCTGTTGAGCCAATTCTTGCGTTTTGCGCGTATAGTCTTGTTGTCGACTGTATCCACTTTGGAGTTCTTCGAGGGTAACGTCTTTATCTTCACCATTAACACTAATGGTGTAGAGTTGAGGTTCTTCGGACTCCAAGCTTTCTACTTGATCTTCCTCTGACTGTTCTTCTTCTTCTTCGTAGTCGTTATCCTCAGATTCATCTTCCTCAATCAATTCTTCGATTTCTTGGTCGATTTGTTCTTCAGTAACTTCTACTGGTGCTTCTTCTTGTGATTCTACTGGTACTTCTTCTTGAGGAGTCAGTAGAGCTTCCATTGAATGAGCTGCTTTTTCCATGTTCGATTGTAAAGCAGTCGGTTTTTCCGTTGTTGCCATGATTTACCTAAAATGTTAAAAACTTAATTTTATCAGCTTTTTTGTGCAAATTGCACACTTTTTACACAACTTTATGTAATCTGCTGAGTTGAGATTTTGTGATCTTGCCTTTCTCTATAATGATGCGTAGATGTTTTTCTACTTCGGGAAGCAATTTGATTGCTTTGTGGAGTGCTTCTCTGTCGGTTACATCTTCTGCTTTGGTTAACAACCAAATATTAATGTATTCGTCTTTGAGGTGTTCTATAGCGTTTTTGAATGTTTCGCTATTTAAAATTAATTCAGCTTCGTTGGATTTTAAGATTTCTTCTTGTGATGCCATTATCTTAGAAAACTTCTGACGTTATTATAACCACCAAAGTTTTGTATTGGTGATGAAACAGGTGTTGGATCTAAAATTTCTTTTATTAACTGATCGTTATAATCTTGCATTGAAACTGATGGCATTGGCTCATTTGGAATAAATGGCATACCAATTGGAGTTGTCGGCAAGTCTTGTAAAGATACAACTGGAGTTTCAGGTACAAAATAAGGTGGCATTGGATCAACTGGTACATCTACTGGTTGAGGTATTGGATCAATCTCTGTTGGTGCATAAGGTGTTGATCCTGGTGTTGGCGCATAAGGCGTTTGATCAGGCGATTCTTCTCCTTCGGGAGTGCTTGGTGTATTTAATGGATTTGAAGGAAAATCAGGAATAGGAACTTCATCAAAAGTACCTGTTTCTTGATTCCATACTTGCATTGTGGTTTGTGGTTCTGAGGGTGCTGACGGAGTTGGTGCAGGTTGATCTATGGCATATTTGCTATATACCTCATTTGCAAACATTTCTTCAATGGTAGGTCTTGCATCCCCTTCTTGATAAGGTGTGTATGCCCCACCAGTTCCAATAACACCAAACATATTGTATAGCTCTTTAAATCTAGCTTTCTCTTGTTTTATTCTTTCAAATTGTTCAGGAGATGGTTGAGCAATTCTGCCATAATCTGCACCTCTTTGCTGCAATTTATCAAATAAACTTAAATACTCGTCGTATTGACCTTGAAGTGCTTGTTGCCTTTTAGGACTATCGGTGTACATTGATACGCCTGTTGCATCAGGATTTATTACATTTAAAAATCCAGTTGATGCTGGAGCATTTGGTCTAACAAAATTTGGATCAAAATAAGGTTCTAATACAGCATTTGGTGTTGTATCTACTGGTATATCTACTGGTATATCTACATTCTGATTAGGCGTAAAAGGATTGAATGAAAAATCTATGGCTGATGATCCTGTGCTTGGTAAATTGTTTGCTGGTGGAGTAAATGGAATATCAAATAAAGTTGGCTGTAAATCATCTATTGCCATAGGTTCACCATCAATAAATGGATCAAATGAAACGCCCATATTATTAGGTAAGTTTGCATTAAATAAGTCTGATAAGTTTTTAAGAGACTCTGCATTTGTAATCATTGGTGTGTATCTTTCTGGTGTGGTTACTCCTGGTGGAGCATAGGGCATTTGATTTTCTATTGTTAATGGATTGCCTTGAGTCGGTGCGCTTGGCATAACTGGTACTGGCCCAGCATTGTAAAACGGACTTTGTGTATAGCCTTCTGGTCTTTCCATTGAGTAACTTACGCCTGGTGCAATCATACCTGGTACGTTTTGACCACCAGCGATTGATTGTGCGTATTGTTGACCGCTTGAATAACCCATGCCTTGGTTAGCATTGCCACCAATCATATCTAAAAGGTTTTGTAAGTCTTGGTTCATAAGTTTAATAGTTTATCAATTTTTTCGTCTATTTTGTCGAATCTATCAAAGATTCTATCCATGTCTTTGTGTAGCTCTGCTTTGGTTACATACTTAGTTGGCAACTCTTCTCTTGTTTTATTAACAAGAATATCAACTCTTTTAACTTCTTGAGAGTTAGACCTAATATTTGTAATGATTGGTATATACACCAATGTTATGAGGGCGTTCCACAAGATCCATGGAGAGAGTTCCATTAGTTTTTTATTAGCTTTTTTAGAGCTTCCCATCTGTCAGGTTGGAAGTGTCTAATACATAGACCTGTTCCTGTTACTATTATTACTGTCCAAAATAAAAATTCCATAATTGTTTCCTTAATAACTCCATATCCAAGGTCTAGGTCTTGTTACTTGATGTGTCGATACATCTAAATGAATAAACCTATTGTCGCCTTTTTGTGCGACACCTATGCCTGTAAAACCAAACTCACTTGCCTTGGCTATCACTTCGTATGCTTTATGACCTCTGATTGATATGTCAGCAGCGAAGCCATCTCTGTGTGCGCCTGGATTAACTTTTTTCTTTTCTATCGGGTGATCTTTACAACGATAACCAGATGTAATTACGAAAGGAAAATCAAGTTCCGTTC